CAATGCGTCCAATTGCTTTGCAAGCGCTAGGTCTTTTTTAGTTGGTTTGGGCATAGTCTCCCAAATTTTCTAGGTCGTCAACTGGTTGCGCTGAGAACTCCGCCAAAGTCATTAATCCCTGCGGAATAAATGGCTGCTCCATCAAAATATTTTCGTACTCGCCGTAATTCATAGCCGCACGCTTTTCATTTGGAGTTAACCACCAAGCCTGTGACAATTGATTAACAAGCTTGTCCATGTCGTCCTGCATTTCAGGATAAGCCATGTAATCAAAATCCAAAAATAGATTTTTGTTGCCATAAGAAGCTAAAAGCCAGTTGTTAAGCACGTCTCGGATTTCAATATGCAAAGGTCGAACAACGTTATTAATTAGGGCCTTATAAGCGGTTTCAGTATTATTGAAAGTACTTGCTTCAGTATCGCCAAGAAGCTTTGCATCAACTCCGTAAACTCGGCACAATGAGCGCAAAATTACCTTTTGCGTGTCTAGTATTGACATATCCACCGCATTCATTCCCATTTGCACCCAGCTTAACTTGGCTGGAGTTATAATAACGTCGCCAGCTTTGGTTGCGCCTTGGTAATTGTGCGCGTAATCCTCCTTTAGTCCTTGCGCTTGCTCTCGGGTAATGTTAACCGTTCCGTCTCCAGTTAAGATACCTCTTGCACCCATGTTTTGAAGCATAGACAAAAGAGCCTGCTTACCGTCGTTTGACGTGGTAAGGTCGCGAACTGCTGAACGCAAAGGAGAAGCACCATAAAGGTGATTAGCGGTGCCAGCTTGGTAGCTAAGATTTATATTTTTTAGGTGGCCCACGTTTGCAGCGTCGATTCTGTCGTAACCATTATAGGTCAATCTATACTCCTTAATCGGCTGGTTTAAACCACCGCTTATAATTTCCATGTACTGCGCAGGCAAAGAATACAAGGCAATGATTGGAGCGTTTGGTTGCTCTCCACGTCTAGCGCCGTAAATGTAAGCGTTGCCAGTTATTAGACGGAATGCAGCAATTTCTTTTAAAAGGTTGTCCCAAGTTTGGAACTCATTTGGCTTTTTAAATAATTTTTCAAGTTCAGGAATGTGGACCTCCTCTAAAGCTTTTGTTTTGAGTCTCTCGGCTTGAAACTTGGCACCAGCGTTCTCAAAGTTTCGAGACATTGATTTGTAGTAACTTAAAGCCTTTTGGTCCTTTACCTCATAAACAACAATTGGCGCGGTGCTGACTTTGTTAATGATTAGGTTGATAATGGAGTAAAGGTCTGAGTTAAGATATAGACCTTTTTCGATAAAATTTTGCGTTGTTGGTGCGGTCCAAATAACATTATTTCCCAAGTAAGGGAAAACCGCGTTAAGGTATGTGGAATCTTTTTGGTTAAAACCTAGCGCGGCTTTTATTCTATCTACGTAATTCATTCCGTTTGCTTTTTTTGTAAAAATAGGGTAATAAAATAAAAAAATGATTCAATATTCTAAACGTGCCAAAAATCTTGGCTTGAAAGCATTAATTCTGTAAATCCCCAAACCATTGCGTCGACTCGGTCAGGCGATTTGCCTTTGTCAGGCTCAAAGGTTACCATTTGATTTTCCAGCAATGGAAAGCTGCCAACGTGGAAAATTTTGTGCTGCTCATAAAGCGAATAGATAGGCTCGGCCCTAACGTATTTTCCCTTTGTTGCGGTGACCAGTTTAATTCTTGCGGTCGTGTTTTGCGACCTTAAAACATTCTCAACCATGTCTCCACCTTGGTTTTTTTCTGCAACTATGCAATCCGCATTCCAATTTTTAAAAGCTTGCAAAGATACGCTGGCCCATTCCGTTGGTGAATATTTACCACTAAGGTCCTCGAGTACATATCCCTTTCCGTTGGAATCCTTACCGCAAACAATTATACCAGTTTCGTCGCTGCCCATTAAAGCGGTGGTTGCTGGGTCGATTGCAATTACAATTCTAGCCAACTCAGGTTTTGCGGTTACTCTTGCGCGTTCAATTATTGTCCTATTCCAAAGTAATCCTTCAGCGTCGTCTAGCCATTTTCCTAAGAATAAATGCTCATAACGGTGTAGGTTTTCTTGCTTTACGCGTTCCGCTTGGTCAATAAATGACTGGTTTAGATTTTGTAAGTTATCTAAATAGGTGGTGTGAATATAAGTGCAGTTATCTGATGGGTTTTTCACAAATCGTCCATGAATCCAATGTGACTTATAACTAGGATTCATTACCAAAATTATTCTATTTGGTTTGTTTTTAGCTCTTATCGAAAGGTCAATGCGGTCAAAAGTTTCCTCATCTTGTTGTTCTTCTGACTCATCTAATACCCAAGTAGTAACGCCAGCAATTGACTTTAAATTAGCCGTTGCTGTTCCTTGGCTGGTCTTGATGCCTCGAAATAAAATTTTAGACCCTGTCGCCTTGTTTATAATTTCTGACTGTGTTATTTCAAAGTCATCCGACTTATTCATTAACTCAATCTTGTCGATAAATTCAGGAATGATTGAAATAAAGGCAGAGGTCAGCGTCCAACGCGTAAATAGAATAACGTGGCCCTCTTGGTAAGTCAAGTTTAACAGAAACATGGAAAGAGTCCACGACTTACCGCTACCTCGACCGCCAGTTATTAGGTAATAACGTGTTTTAGGGACCTCTAAAAATAAAGGTTTGTATTTATCTATGATTCGGATTGAATCCACTCGATTGGTGGCGTTATCTTGTCGCCTTTGGTTGTATGGTCGTGGTCAAACTTATCTCGCTGGCCTAACCTTTGTTTGCCTAGCCAAATAAGCATACCGCGGTCTTTATCCTTTAAAGCTGCTTCGTATTGCTTAGCAAGTAGCAACGCATCTCCTTTGCTCCTATTTTGCCGCAAAAACTCGGTAAAACCCATTGAGAGGTCATCCTTGCATCGGTTGTAAAATGTCTCCTCGTCAATGCCTAAATAGGCAGCGCATTGGACTCCTGTGCATCCAGCTTGGACGAGTCGTCCCATTTCTATCCAGTCAATTGGTGATTTTGGTCGTGCCATAGTTTTTGAGCGCAAAGGTCAGTCCGACTGCCATTTCCCAGCTGGAATGCTGAGCGGGTTACCTTACCCTATTTGCGCATTTGTTAAATCAAAGTTAGTATATTTTTGTCAACAATGGTTTTAACTGCCATTGGCACGTCTTCAAATTTAGTGCAAATAACTTCTGCTTTATCTCCTAAATCTTGTCTAAAAATTCCTTGTCTAAATTTTCCGTCAATTTGCCATTTAACTTGGTCTCCTGTTTGCATAATGTGTTTTGTTTGCGTTCAGCCAAAGATATTTTCTTTCCTTTATACATACCAGCTCCTAATTCATCTATTTTTTCAAACGGTAAAATTGGTACTGTTATTTTACAATTTTTGTCTATTAAATAAATGTATTTCAACTGTTTGCCTTCAAACGGTTTCCATTTTTTAAATTCATTACTAATTTTTAAATGATGAGCTTGTATAACGTGAATTGCTTCGCCAGTTTTAGGATTAATTCTTAAAGCCGTATTTTCAACAATGTTAACTAATTTAAAACCGCTTGCTCTATAAATTGTGCCATCTCCGCATTGCGTACCATCGGCAAAACTAATTACCCATTTAATTTGTGGAGCATTTTTTTTAATTAATTTTAAACTTATTGCTATTACTCTGCTTTCAGAATTTTTTGGCAAATAATTGTCAAATGCCATTCTGTTTAATTCAATAAATTCATTCCAGCCAGTATTTTCCACTAAATTAATAGTCCCTTTTTTGTTTATACTTGGTCCGTATGACATAACACCGTGCAAACGGTCATCTAAAAACGCTCCAAAATGTAAGGTTGAATTTGGCACCACTTTACCACTATAATGATTTTTTTTGACAAATTCATTGGCAACCTTTGATGGAATTACCTTTACAATTATCTCTTTTGCTCTGCCCATTGCATTATAATTAAATAAAGAGCATTACCGTTTGAATTTTCATTACCCATTGTTTCCGCATATTTATACTCTTCAGTTTGCTTAATATCTGCAATTGCATTTTTTATTTGCTCAGCTTGCTCATCAGCTAAAGTAAAAGTTATTTGCTGAAACGGTGACTTATCTCCATCAGGTAAAGTAAAATCTTCTCCTAAATCTTCAACATTATCAAAGCCTACAATATCTAGTCCCCAGTCCTCTAATTTATCCGCATCCCATTCGTTAGCCAATTGCTCCCAGTCCCATTCACCAAATCCCACGTTGTCTTTAATTATAAATTGCTTTTGCTCGTCTTCTGTTAAGTCGTCTGCAAAAATAATTGTAACCTCTTTTAAACCTGCTTCTTTGCAAGCCTTTAGCCTCATGTTACCACCTAACACAATCATGTCAGCATTTACAACAATGGGTCTAATTTCCAGCATTTTTGGAAACTCTTTAATTGACCTTACCAGCTTTGCAAACTTATCATCCTTAATTAACCTTGGGTTATTAGGATTCATTTTGACTTCAGAAATTTTTACTTTTTGCGTTTTCATATTTTTTTAAAAACCATTAATGTATTAGCAAACCAAGACGCATTGGTTACTGCCTTTCTAAGTTCGTCGCTTGCTTTTTTATTGTATTTAAATCCTCGCTCCTCTACCTGCTGGATAATGTAATTGTTGTTCTTGCAGTTAACGTGGCCGTCCCCTCCTTGGCCTTCTACCGCCCATGAAATAATTAAGGTTTGTTTAACGTGCTTAGTAATATTGTCAATAAATTGCGGCTCAAATTCCGCTGGAATATGCTCGCCAACCTCCAGCGACATTACTGCGTCAAACTTCTTTTGCAAATAAAAAGGTTTTGATAGGTCTAAGACGCTAGCAATTCCATCTGTTAGTGCTTCGGTATTTGGATTTCCGTCAAACGCCTCCACGTCTAAATTTAACGCCTTAAAAGCCTTTGCATAGTCACCAAGTCCACAACCAAAGTCAACAATTGTTTTATGACCAGTAATTAACAAATAACTCCCTAAGGCATCGGCTAAATTTTTGTCGTGTACGTGTCCTGTTTGGTCTGTTGTCTCCCAAAAACCATTTTCGTTAATTTTCATATTTAGTAAATTTTAAAAAAAAGCTTGAGCAAAACTCAAGCCTTTTAAACATCAACAAACCCAAAATAACTACATTAATATTATCGTTTGACCAGTCGGCTCGCCAGTAAAGCTGCAAAGCTTTCCGTTCCATTCAAATCTAACTTCCTTTTCTCGTCCTTGGTAAGCGGCTGCCAAAGTTCTTATCTGTCGCTGGACCAGTTCCATGCTTTCAAATTTACCTTTGCCTTTGTTTGACCAAGGTGACCATTGGCCGTCCCTTAGTCGGTATCTAATTTCCAGCGAATAGTCAGGCTTTGAAATAGGGTAACCTTTAGCCATCTTTCCGCTTTATTACTACCTCCAAACCAATTTCTTCACAAATCTTTCGCAAGTTTAAAAGGCTTATAGACTCCAAGCCATTCTCCACGTGGTTAATTGGTGCATGACTCAATCCAATTTTCTTGCACAAATCCAGCTGGTTATAGCCAGCCTGCTTCCTTGCTTTCTTAATTAATAAACCTTCGTAAACGCTCATTTTTTTAATCTTTACGCAAATATAGGTTTCAAATTTAATTCCAAGTTAAAACCAAGATTTTGTTTAAAAAGGTAATAACTGATAAATGCCCATTTGTATAAACTCGTCTCCTTTTTTGACCAAGCACTTGCGCACGTTTAACTCAAAAACGTTTTTGTCGTCAAAGCCGTATTTTTTCTGTGCAATGTCCATCAACAACTTGACTGGATTATCTAGGTCACTGGCTGCATTGCTAAAGCCAAAGAAAAACTCAACTCTAAGCATTTGCTTTGCATCAATTTTTTTTGGAGGCATAAGCAAAAGCATTTCCTTCTCGTATTGCTTGTAAGCTTGAGTTTTAAAACGCTTGCCCTGCCAAGCTAAATTGACGCTCAAAGGCTTTTCGTTTATTTTAAACTGAATCATTTACAACGCTCGTAAATCCAAGACCAAGCCAATGTCCACAAAGCCAGCAACACCATAAAAAGCAGCAGGCTAGAAATCTTTAGCACCGCCAGTAGACAAATGCCTAC